GAGTCTGGACTTGACTAAATCGATGGTTATTAACTACTAAATAAAAATATTTGCTAAATTAATGACTTTGTACACACATTATTTTTAAAGAGGATAAAGTATTTAATAATATTAACAAAATCATTTAATAAATAGTTAAATATATATATTCTCTATTTTTGTGATATTATTCACATGTCGATACATATCAACAAATATCAATCATACGAAAGAAGGTTATAACAATGAAAAATAAAAAACGTGTTTTAATAGCGTCATCATTATCATGTGCAATTTTATTGTTATCAGCAGCAACGACTCAAGCAAATTCAGCTCATAAAGACTCGCAAGATCAAAATAAGAAAGAACATGTTGATAAGTCTCAACAAAAAGACAAACGTAATGTTACTAATAAAGATAAAAATTCAACAGTACCTGATGATATTGGGAAAAACGGTAAAATCACAAAACGAACTGAAACAGTATATGATGAGAAAACAAATATACTCCAAAATTTACAATTCGACTTTATCGATGATCCAACTTATGACAAGAATGTATTACTTGTTAAAAAACAAGGCTCAATTCATTCAAATTTAAAGTTTGAATCTCATAAAGAAGAAAAAAATTCAAATTGGTTAAAGTATCCAAGTGAGTACCATGTAGATTTTCAAGTAAAAAGAAATCGTAAAACTGAAATATTAGACCAATTGCCGAAAAATAAAATTTCAACTGCGAAAGTAGACAGTACATTTTCATATAGCTCAGGTGGTAAATTCGATTCAACGAAAGGTATTGGACGAACTTCATCAAATAGCTACTCCAAAACGATTAGTTATAATCAGCAAAATTATGACACAATTGCCAGCGGTAAAAATAATAACTGGCATGTACACTGGTCAGTTATTGCGAATGACTTGAAGTATGGTGGAGAAGTGAAAAATAGAAATGATGAATTATTATTCTATAGAAATACGAGAATTGCTACTGTAGAAAACCCTGAACTAAGCTTTGCTTCAAAATATAGATACCCAGCATTAGTAAGAAGTGGCTTTAATCCAGAATTTTTAACTTATTTATCTAATGAAAAGTCAAATGAGAAAACGCAATTTGAAGTAACATACACACGAAATCAAGATATTTTGAAAAACAGACCTGGAATACATTATGCACCTCCAATTTTAGAAAAAAATAAAGATGGTCAAAGGTTAATTGTCACTTATGAAGTTGATTGGAAAAATAAAACAGTTAAAGTCGTTGATAAATATTCTGATGACAATAAACCTTATAAAGAAGGATAATATTGAAAGGGCGGATTACTAATGATTAAACAATTATACAAAAACATCACAATTTGTAGTTTAGCAATATCTACTGCATTAACTGTATTTCCGGCAACTTCTTATGCAAAAATTAATTCTGAAATTAAAGCTGTTTCTGAGAAGAATCTTGATGGTGATACTAAAATGTATACACGTACAGCTACAACAAGTGATAGTCAAAAAAATATTACTCAAAGCTTACAATTTAATTTCTTAACTGAACCTAATTATGATAAAGAAACAGTATTTATTAAAGCAAAAGGTACAATTGGTAGTGGTTTGAGAATTTTAGACCCAAATGGTTATTGGAATAGTACATTAAGATGGCCTGGATCTTATTCAGTTTCAATTCAAAATGTTGATGACAACAACAATACAAATGTGACTGACTTTGCACCAAAAAATCAGGATGAATCAAGAGAAGTTAAATATACGTATGGTTATAAAACAGGTGGAGATTTTTCGATTAATCGTGGAGGCTTAACAGGAAATATTACAAAAGAGAGTAATTATTCAGAGACGATTAGTTATCAACAACCATCATATCGTACATTACTTGATCAATCTACGTCACATAAAGGTGTAGGTTGGAAAGTAGAAGCACATTTGATAAATAATATGGGACATGACCATACGAGACAATTAACTAATGATAGTGATAATAGAACTAAAAGTGAAATCTTTTCTTTAACACGAAATGGAAATTTATGGGCGAAAGATAATTTCACACCTAAAGACAAAATGCCTGTAACTGTGTCTGAAGGGTTTAATCCAGAATTTTTAGCTGTTATGTCACATGATAAAAAAGACAAAGGTAAATCACAATTTGTTGTTCATTATAAAAGATCAATGGATGAGTTTAAAATAGATTGGAATCGCCATGGTTTCTGGGGCTATTGGTCTGGTGAAAACCATGTAGATAAAAAAGAAGAAAAATTATCAGCATTATATGAAGTTGATTGGAAGACACATGATGTGAAGTTTGTAAAAGTACTTAATGATAATGAAAAGAAATAAGTAATAAAAGTTGCCTGCTACATAGAATGTAGTAGGTAACTTTTATTTATATTTGAGTAGATAGATTTATTATGATGTGCAGTGTATGAATCTTGTTTGAGTGTAGAGTAAAGACTTGTATTAATGAAAAATTAAAGTTGTTAAGATGATTTTATTAAAATGTAAGTCAATTCAAATTTTAACAATATAACTCGCTTCGTCCTTTTAGAACGAAGCGAGTTATTAGTTAGTTGAGCACTATTTACTATAGGCTTTGATTGGGTAATGATCTGAAAAATCATTGTAAACGTAGTAATATGGGAACGCATATACATCCCATGGCTTAGGTTTTTCAGTCACAACTTCATTGACTAATTGTTTTGGTTGTTTATGATCTTTATCTGTAAATATATAGTCTAAATGTTCTGGTTTACCATTAGGGTAATTATATTTCGCAATTGAATTTGATTGAGGGTCCCATGTGCTATTATGACCTGCATATAGAACATCATTTACATTCAAGTTTTTAAGCATATCTTTGAACTCTGGAGTGCCTTTATTAACATTAAGGTCGCCACCTATATATACCGTTTCATCTTTAGGGATATTTTTCTTTTTAACAAAGTCACTGATTTCTTTCATTTGTTCAGCTCTAATTTTTCGATCATGTCCAGCACCACAACGTGAATCTTCAGATTGTGTATGTGTACCGATAACGTGAACGTTCTTACCATTTTTCTCTATTTTTGTATAAACAAAGCCTTTGTTGCTATCATTATCGAATCCACAACCGCTTTTGAAAACATGCTGGATTTTTTCTTTAATAGGATATTTACTTACAATCGCTACGCCACCATCTTCAGCAACAGTTGATGAGTAGCTACCTTCAGTTTTGTCCCAACCTGATTGAGAACGACCGAGTACAGGTGTTTGGTAAGGATATTCTTTTTTCACATTACTTAATAATTTGTCTGATGCACCATTATCAAATGCTTCATTGAATATTACGACATCATTATTTTTAATATAAGAAGATTGTCCGATTAAATCAGCGCGTTTATATTGTCCCCAGTTTGGATACATAGAAACCTTGTAACAACAGTATTTATTGGGTTTGGAGTCCCTAATGGGTCCCTAAATTACATACTTTCTAAAATTTTAGTTGTTTTTTTGTCCTCTTCATTAAATTTTTCTTCTAACAAATGAGAATACACGGATGTAGTTATTGCTATATTTTTATGACCTAATCTTTTAGAAATGTAATGTATAGATACACCTTTTGCTAGTAAATAAGAACAATGAGTGTGTCTTAATGCGTGCGATGTAATAATTGGTATATTATTGACTCTACAGGCTGATTTCAAAGCATTATTGATAGCCTGAAGGTTAATTATAGATCCGGCTTCTTTGAAAATGTAACCATCATAGCTAATTGCAAATGTACTTATGACGTCCATAATGTGTTTCATATCAGATTTAGCGATACTGATATATCTAGGGGAAGTATCGGTTTTTCGCTCGTCAATAAATATAGTGTTTTTCACTTGGTTGATATGCTCAATCTTTATATTTCTTGCACCACTGACACGACAACCCGTACAAATCATTATGAATAGCGCTAATGATGAACGAGTTCTCTTCTTTCTGACGTGATCTTTTAGTATTTCATATTCAGTTACCGAGATGAATTTTTCTTGTTCTGACTTCGTAGGTTTTCCGGCTTTATAATTAACTTTATAAGCGGGGTTTTTAAAAATAAGTCCATCATATAATGCGTCATCTAAAGCTGACCGAATAGCACCGTTTGTTTTTCTTATAGTTTCTTTTGCGTGTTCTTTTGAATGGTCGTTTATGAATTTCTGATAAACTTGTCTATTTATCTTTGATAACTCCATTTTACCTATTTTATGTTTTTGTATATGTTGTAATGCATTTCTATAATGACGGTAGGTATTTTCTTTAACAACAGGTTGTTTATACGTTTTAATCCAATTTTCGAAGTATTCTTCAAGAGTTATATAGTTATCTATATTAAAACCACTTCTTAACTCATTTAACTTGTCTAGTCCAGCAGAATTAGCTTCACGCTTTGTTCTAAAACCTTTCTTACGGTATCTTTTTCCTTCATGCTTAAACTCATATTGCCATTTTTTACCATCGTAACAACGTGTTTTCATGTGTTCCCTCCTCAAAATTGGCAAAAAATAATAAGGGTAGGCGAGCTACCCGAAATTTCGCATTATAGATAGGTTAGTGACAAAATACATTTTTCGTCTAGATTAACCGTGCCTCTTAGATTATTAATATTTTCGTTTAGATGTTTTTCAGAAACTTTAGCAACTTCATAATCGTTCATGTAAAGTGTTTGGTTTTTTATTGTATAATTAAGTAATTCATAATCTTTGTATACTTCTTTTACTTTATCTATATCAACATTTTCAAGAACAAGTTTTTTTATGTTATTATAATTAAAGTTTTCCATTGTTTTCCTCCTATAATAGCTTATCTGCAATCATCACAGCTAATAAATCGTTTTGTCTTATTGCTTCTAATTTTAAGTTGAATATTTGTGTGACATATTTATCTGAGTCTCTAGGTACTTTATTAATTGTTTTAGAAAAGTTGTTTAACCATTCGATTTTATCTTCATATTTCATTTTACTATTTGCAAAATTCTTTTTCTGACCGTGTCTTAAAAGTCTAGTTGTATACTTCCCGGCAAGTTGGTGTCTTTTTTCTTGGTTTTTATAAATTGGACTTTTATAAATAGCTTTATAAATTTCGTTTATAGTAGCAAAATATTGATTTCCTGTACTTTTATTTACTGACAAATGATTGCTAGACTCGAAATCGTTGACTACAATATAGTATTCATAGTCGGTTTTTATCGAGTAATTTTTCGAATTCATCAAAAATTCTATAGTAAATAATTGGTCTTCAGCAGTTTTAGAGAATGTTTTGAATTTTATCTTGTTTTTATCTATAACACTTTTTTTAAACATTTTTAGTACTGATAAAGCATAAAAAATACTATTATCAATAATATCAGCTTTCGCTACATTTCCTTTCTCAAATATAGCTTTAGGAACACTTCTTCCTTTACCTTCAACTCCATATTTTCCAATTATTAAATCGCTATTATTTTCTTTGCCGTAATTATATAAATCTTCTAGTGCTCTTTCGTGAAGTAAATCATCAGAATCTAAAAAGAATACATATTCAGCTTTGCTCATTTTTAAGCCTGTATTTCTAGGTACGCTAGCATTTCCACTATTCTTTTTTAATTGTTTAAAACGAACTAATCCTTTATATTTTTTTATAACATTCAAAGTCTCACCATTGTCATTTGAATGATCATCAATAATAATTAATTCGTAATCAGTACTCTTCATTGTTTGATTTAATACAGAACTAATGGTTCTATGTAATTTTTCGCCGTTATTGAATGTTGGCATTATAACACTTACTTTTTTCATTTTCATTTCTCCTTTGCTTACTTTATATATTAAAGCGCCACATAGGCGCTATTAATCAATACGTTTTCACACTAGTAGGCGTTTTTTTGTTTAGTAAAATCATAATGAATCTTCTTTGGTTAACTTATCGCCATCTAATTTTTGTGAAATAAATTCCAAGTATTTACGCGCATTATGTGACGATAAATCTTTAGGTAACTCATAAGTGAATGGTTGATTACCACTAGTTAAAACTTCATATACTATAGTTTCTTTTTTTATTTTGCAATTAGTTATTTTCATTATAAACTTCCTTTCAAACACTGCTGAAATAGACGTCTTTTATATTAAAGCGCCACACAGGCGCTGTTAATCACAATTTAGTTCTATCAGTGATTTTAGACTCCATAACTCTTTGATGTGATTCTTTAGCTTCTCGAATCATATCTTTAAATTCTTGACTGTCTATAAAAGCTTTAGCCTCTTCTATTTGCTCTTGAGTAAGCTCTTTACCACCAGTATTGATGTGTAAGTGTTCAATTTCTTTATAAGTACTCATTTTTTCGACTCCTGTTCTTCAAGTTCACTTTTAGTTATAGGTAAACCATTGTTCAATCTATAAGTCAGTTCTTCTTCTGTATAAAAGGGGATTTCAACCATTTCCCACTCTTCAATGTTAATGTCAACTTCTTTAAAATCCATGTTAAACCCTCCTGTGAAATGAATTTTCTATTATTTATAGTAATTACTTATAAAAATACAATCTTTACCTATCTCAAACTTTGTATTCTAAATGTACTCGTAATCCATAGTCTGATTCTTTAGTAACGATTTTCTCTTCTAAATAATCTAAAGTTTTATACTTACCACCATTAATATATGCGTTACAAGAAACGATGTTGTCCATATGATTGACTAATCTTGAAGCATACTCTCTAGGTACATATCCAACGTGAAATTCAGAGTATTCATTTGAAATCATAACTTTTATCGCGTTTTCATCATAAGGATTATCCGGTTCTTTTTGTAAGAATACACCAGGAATAACCTCGTAATCAGAAATTTCATACACCTTGTCTTCATAAAGTAATTCTTCTTTAAGTTCATTTCCTTTCAAATCACTATATAAGAAAAAGAAATCGTCGTTATTTTTCATTTTCTTGATAAGTTTCTTTAATTCTTTTCTACGACCTTCATAATTTAATCCTACGACGTCGAAAATTTCAACTTTAGTTTGTTCATCATCATTAATAGGTAGACAATCATTCGAGATAATTGTTTCCTTATTCTTAGATAATTGCATATAAGTTTTTAAAATTGAGATGAATCCTGTTAAAGGAGAGTTTGTTACGAAATAAACTGTTAATTTTCTATTATCGTTTAATGTTAAAAAAGCTTGGTTTTTCCAAATAGTAACAACAGTGTTATAATCTATCACCTCTGATAATGAGATTTTGAATATATAATCTTCTTCTTTCCTTATAAAACAAATCTCTTCATGTGAAATGAATATAGAACCCATTCTCCTCTTGTTTTCGTCGAATTTTATGTCGCAACTGTCGCTGATTATTGGTTCAAAGTAACTGTATTGATCTGATAATATTTTTTCATCTTGCTTTCTAGGTTTCATTTTACTACCTCCTATAAAATAACTTTTCCAACTAACCTCACACTTTCGTTATCATAAAAATATAAATCTTTATACTTTTTATTTAAAGAAACCAACGTTAATCTATTATCTTCTACATAAACTTTCTTTACGTAAGCATCTCCATTTATAATAAAGACGCCTATTTGTCCATCTTTGATAGTGTGAGATTTTTCAATGAATATAATTTGTCCGTTTTTAAATAACGGCTCCATTGAGTCTCCATTTACTTTTAAAGCTATATCATGTGCGGGGACATAACCTCTTACGAATTCTTTTGAAATAGGCTCGTTATATAATCTTTCGCCAATACCAGCTGACGCACAACCATATATATCCACTTCGGATTTTTCTTGAATGTAAGAATTGAAATCTACCAGATTATCACTGTCATTATTTTGTTCTTCTAATTGATTAGTCGCATATTTTAGTACATTGCTTTGTCTTGGAGGCGTGAGTTTACTGTATATGGAAGTGATGTCGTTATTTTCAATTTTTCTATTCTTAGAAATATCAAACCCCATAAGCCACGCTTCGTTAACGTTTAAAGCCTTTGCTAGTTCAAAGACTTTGTCTTGTTTCGCTTCATATTTTCCGTTTAAATAATCGCTAATTGAGTTTCTACCAATACCAGTCCTTCTTGATAGCTCTGATTGAGATATCTTCCGTTCAGACATAATTTGCTTTAATCTATCCTTAAAACTGTTCATATTTCTGAACACCTCCTAAGAACATAATACTACGTACAATGACGATTATCAATAATTTTTAACAAATATTGTACAGAAAAATGTATTTTATGTGTTGACTTATTTAAACAAAGGTGTTTTAATTGATTTGTACAGAAAACCGAACAAGAAGGGAGGTGAGTTTATGATATACAATTTCGATTATAGTTTGCTGTACGAAAGAATGGCAGAGTATAGATATAGCCAAAGTTCTTTAGCGAACGCAATCCCTATTTCAAGGACATCTATTAATCACAAGTTGCAAGGAAAAAATTTATTTACACAATGGGAAATAAAACGAATCTGTGAATTATTAGAAATCCCACCAACAAAAGTAGGTAGATATTTTTTTGAACAAAATGTACAGAAACCTGTACAAATGTCGTAACAGGAGGAAACTATGGAACAAATCACATTAACCAAAGAAGAGTTGAAAGAAATTATAGCAAAAGAAGTTAGAGAGGCTATAAATGGCAAGAAACCAATCAGTTCAGGTTCAATTTTCAACAAAGTAAGAATCAGCCATAACGATTTTGATGAAATTAATAAAAAGTTTGCTTATACAGAACGTTTAAGAGGTGCTGACAATCTCGGCTTAGGACATCCATTATCTTTGAAGAAATATCAACACGGAATAGGATGTTATGAAAATTACAAAACATACGCTAGTGAAATTCATGATCACATTAGAAAACTTACATTATCAGCTTTTGGTGTAACGCTTAATTCTGATTTGAAAGAGAGTGAATACGATGAAGCTAGCAGAATGTATGACATGTTAAAGAACTTCTATTTATATCGTTACCAAAAACGAATTGAAAACTTGTCAATTGAAGATTTCGAATAATAAGGAGGCATAACAAATGCAAGCATTACAAACAAAATCGAACATCGGCGAAATGTTCAACATACAAGAAAAAGAAAATGGAGAAATCGCAATCAGTGCAAGAGAGTTATACAAGGCTTTGGAAGTCAAAAAACGTTTTAGCGCTTGGGCAGAAATTAACTTAAAGCATTTTAAAGAAAACAGAGATTTTACAAGTGTACTTACAAGTACGGTTGTTAATAACGGAGCTGTAAGACAACTAGAAGATTATGCTTTAACACTTGATGTAGCTAAACATGTTGCGATGATGTCAGGTACAGAAAAGGGTTTTGATTTTAGAGAGTATTTCATCCAAGTTGAAAAAGCTTGGAATAGCCCAGAAATGATTATGCAACGTGCTTTAAAAATTGCTAACAACACAATCAATCAATTAGAAACAAAGATTGAACGCGACAAACCAAAGATTGTATTTGCGGACGCAGTAGCTACTACTAAGACATCAATTTTAGTTGGAGAGTTAGCGAAGATCATTAAACAAAACGGTATAAACATCGGGCAACGCAGATTGTTTGAGTGGTTACGTCAAAACGGATTCCTTATTAAACGCAAGGGTGTGGATTATAACATGCCTACACAGTATTCAATGGAACGTGAGTTATTCGAAATTAAAGAAACATCAATCACACATTCGGACGGTCACACATCAATTAGTAAGACGCCAAAAGTAACAGGCAAAGGACAACAATACTTTGTTAATAAGTTTTTAGGAGAAAAACAAACATCTTAATAGGAGGAACGAACAATGCAAGCTCAAAACAAAAAAGTCATCTATTACTACTATGACGAAGAATGTAATAGACGACCCGTTAATATTCAATACAACGATGGCTACGACTTAATGATAGACCAGCGTTTTATTGAAATGACGCTTGAAAGACATCCGCATTTAAAAAATAACTTTTATGGATTAATAGATGGAAAAGAATTTAAGTTAGATTAAATTTTTGTGTTAGATAATTAAAAGCTAATTTGCTTAGCAATGTTACGGACATACTAGTGGTTTTGTTTGCGACTTTTTTAACTTCTTTCCAAGTGTGATTGTCTCGGATATTATCTAAAAATTCATGCCCTGACCAAGTTATATCGTTAATTGTATAACCATAAATATGTCCATCTTCCCAACCGAATTTAACACTAACATACTTTGCTTCTTCCAGTTTTAATAATGCATACATTACAGTTTCAAAATCATATTTTCCAAATACAACATTATCTTTGAAATTGTATTCGGTGAGCGGTTCACCAATCTTTTTATTAGTTTCAATTTCTAACAAAAGATGTCTAACACAATCATGATCTAATTTCATACTTATCACTGCCTTAGGTTGATAACAACATTATACACGAAAGGAAAGATAGAAATGCCACATATTTTAAACGTAACAGTTCCAATACCTGAAACACACGTGCTTATCACAAAAGATGAATATGAAGAGTTAATAGCTTACTCATTAGACCCTGTATGGAACATGAGCGACTTAAAGAAGAAATTAAAAATTGCATCTGATGAAACAATCAAAGACAGGTTATTATTTCACCCTAGACTCGAAAAAGAGTTAAGAGCACAAGGTATCGTACATTATCCTGATGAGAATTTTAATCGTTGGAGGTTTAACGCAAGAAGGATGCATAAGTTTGTAGATGAACATTTTAATGAGATTTACAAAGGAGGGCACAACAAATGAGTAAAACTTATAAAAGCTACCTAGTAGCAGTACTATGCTTCACAGTCTTAGCGATTGTACTTATGCCGTTTCTATACTTCACTACAGCATGGTCAATTGCAGGATTCGCAAGTATCGCAACATTCATATTCTATAAGGAATACTTTTATGAAGAATGAAAAAACTGCTACTTGCGCCAACAAGTAACAGTATCAAACACTTAAGAAAAAATTCATGTTCAATATAAAACGAAAAATGGAGGAAGTCAAGATGTATTACGAAATAGGCGATATCATACGCAAAAATATTCATGTTAACGGATTCGATTTTAAGCTATCCATTTTAAAAGGGCATATGGGCATATCAATACAAGTTAAAGATATGAACAACGTACCAATTAAACATGCTTATGTCGTAGATGAGAATGACTTAGATATGGCATCAGACTTATTCAACCAAGCAATAGATGAATGGATTGAAGAGAACGCAGACGAACAGGACAGACTAATTAACTTAGTCATGAAATGGTAGGAGGCATGAAAAGTGAATGAATTACAAGAGAGAGAACTAGAAACATTTGAACAAGACGACCGATTCAAAGTAACAGACTTAGACAGTGCTAACTGGGTCTTTAAGAAACTAGATGCAATCACAACTAAAGAGAATGAAATCAACGAGTTAGCAAATAAAGAAATTGA